AAAATAGTAAATGGCATTTAGTACAACACCGAGAAAACCAATGATGTATTTTTGGAGTAATGATTTAGGACTGACTGGAACATCAAACCAAAGAGATAACGACCACGATGGTGAACAGGCAGAAATTCATGTTGAAGAAATAGATAATCATTTAACTCACAAAAATTTAATTACACCAGATTATTCAATTGATGAAGGTTGTAAGATTAATTTTGGTGGTGAGATTACAATGATTCTCATTGACAAAGAAAATGGAATATGGGGTACATCAGACGGATTAACTCGTAATACTAAAATGTTCTTATTAGGATTATCATTCAGAAACTTTGCAAAAGATAAATCAATCTTTGATAAATATGTTTTTAGGGGTGATGGTAAAACTATTAGATTTCAATTCATTACAGAGGTTGGTGAATTTGTAGATGATAATTACAAACATACCAATGATATTGTTTTTGAAATTGTTAAAAGAAATCAAAGTATTCAAAATGTTATTGATGATTATTATAAAGAAACTTTATTTAATCAAAACTTTTTTGTATTGGAACAATTAAAAAAATATAGAGATTGGGTTGAGACCCATAAGTTTAAATCTGATACAGAGTTATTAAATGCTTTTGAAAATATTCTTAACTTATATCATGTTAGTTGGGCTCCATCAGAAAACACAATTGATGATTTTAGTATTAACTCTGGTGAACGAGGAGTTGCAACAAATGGTATTAGTTCTGTATCTAATAAAGTGTTAGCAAAATTTCAAAATAAATATTTAAAAGGACAACCAGAAAATCATGAATTAAATTTGGTTATCAATGAAAAGATAAAATCTATATTTTCACCTATTAGAAAAAGGTTTAAACCTACTCAAGAAAATTGTACCAAAATGTTTAGTTGGGTTTTACAATCTTATTATACCACAAAGGGTGGATACACAAAAGGTATTGGTAGAGGTAGTGTATTAGATGTTGTATCTAATGAAATTATGAAAGTGTTAGATAATGAAATGGAAGATTACGCTCCAAGAAATGATGATGGTGAGATTGATTACAAATATAATGATACATCAATGTTAGAACATTTTAAATCTTCTTTAACATTATGGGGTTGGTATAAAGATTTACAAAGAATAAATAAGTATTTTGATAATGGATATATTAATGAAGATGGTACAAGATGGATTCCTATTTTATTAAAATATGAAAGAGAAACAAAACAAGAACTTACTTTAAAAGAACAAAGAGTTATTCAGAACATTCATATTAATGGTAAGTTTGTTTCTTATTCAAGTTTTGATAAGTTAGTTGGTTCTTCTATAAATGAAATAGATAGAGATACTGATATATCAAAACTCTTAGTTAAATATTTTGTAAACGATAATTCTGTAGAAACAATTAATTATAAGAATCAGTTTATAGAATCCTTATTAACTAACAAAGTAAAAGATAGAACAAGCCATTTCCTAAGAAAGTATAATTACATTGATAATATATTAGGACATTGTTCTTTAAAAAGTACTACAAAAAATTGGGTTAATATAAATCCAAACGAATCAGGTACAGAAGAATGTGAACATTATCTTTCAGTTAAAGGTACTAATAAATCAGAAATAAGATATCATGGTATTAACTTTTATAATTTAGATAAAACTACAAATGGTTTAATATCTAATGATTCTATTTCAAATAAAAAAGAAGTTGTTAAAAACTTGGATGGAACTCTTGGACAATTACATAATCCAAATGATAAATTAGAAAACAATGTAAAGCAATTACTTAATAGTTCAGAATATGATATCTTTAGAGAAGATTCTTTTGGTGATGAAGATTGGGTTAAAGTATGTTCAGTAGGAGTTATTGGAGATAATGTTTCAAGTGAATTAACAAATAACTTACTCTACAAATATAGAAGTGTTCAAATTGATAACTACTTAGAAAAGGTATTCGGTGATAAGTAAATTTCTTGATTATGGTTATGATGATATCAAGTGTGATGTCAAATTACCACTTCCTATCATTGAAGAGTTTGATGGTATCAGAGTTGTTCGTGATGATTTACTTGAGGGTGGAACTAAACGAAGAGCTTTCACTCAATATGTTGCATCACTTCCTGATGTAGAAGAGTTTGTATATGCATCGCCTCGTCAAGGATATGCACAATTATCATTAGCATATGCTTGTAAAGATTTAGATAGAAAATGTACCGTGACTGTTCCAAAGGGTAAACGATATTGGTTGACTGATGAGGCAGAAGAGTTAGGTGCTAATATCATAGAGGTTCCAATGGGATACTTAACAAATATACAACATAAGGCTAGAGTATATTGTGAAGAGAATGGAGCTCACTTAATTCCTTTTGGTGGCGACCATCCAATCATTATTGAAGCAATGTGTAGAGCGGCTATGAGTTTAGATTCAATCAAACGATTCGAACATCCAAAAGAAGTTTGGACTGTTATGAGTAGTGGTGTATTAAGTAGAGGTTTACAAAAGGCATGGCCTAATGCAAAATTTTATGGTGTACAAATAGGACACAACACAACAGAAGAAGAGATGGGTAGAGCAGAAACATTTCGTTCTAAATATAAATTTCAACAAGAGTGTAAAAAAGATGAACTACCACCATTTCCAAGTTCACTAACTTATGATAGTAAGGCTTGGATGTTCATCAAAGAACACGCAACAAAAGGAGCATTATTTTGGAATGTGGGAAAGTAGTAGTTACTCGATTACGAAGTACAGAATATTATAAAGGTGAACCATTAAATCATATTGTTGATTCACATTATCATTTGTTAAATAACTTCATAGAAAAATATGATACATGGCCACATTCTTTTGATACCTACAATTGTTCTTTACCATCACGAGAAAAGAAAAGAACTAATGTTAGAGATTTAAATATACTTAAAGAATCTGATGTGTTGATAATACCAAGTGAAGCTGAATTTGCTTATAACATTTATGGTAGGATTCAAAATCTATTAATGGGTAGAAGTTGGGGTAATGTAGAATACATGAGAGAAATTTTAAGAGATAATCCTAAACCACGAAAAGTTATTTTGTTCACAAGTGATAAAGCAGATACAATAGAATTATATAGAGATAAAGTTTTTAAAGATGTTCCTAATTTAACATTTTACCAAATAGATGAAAGTGAGTTTCCAGGTGGAGTACATCATTTAAAATATATAAACATAAAAAAACAAAATCTTGATACCACGAAAAAAACTGATTTTGGATATTGGGGAACTTCTAAAAAATTTAAAATTGATTCTACATCAGAGATGAGAGATTATCATGTAAAGGATTATTATAAAGATGGTAAGATTGTAAAGTATGGTACTGCTGGATGTGAATTGAAAACAAGATTTATAGAACCATTGTATGTTGGTAAAGAATCAAAAGATGAACGACACTTAATATTAAAAGAAATTTATAAAGATGAATCAATTAGTAATAATTTAATTGGATACTTTGATGGATTTCAATACACACATAAGTTCGATAAGAATATGACTAATATTTTACCACACTTATCAGAATGTAAATTTACACTTTGTTTTAATTGGCCAGGTCAAGAAGAACATTTAACTTCAAGATACAATGAGGCATTAGGTTGTGATATTATTCCATTAGTGTGGCAAAATTATGATTGTAATAATCAGTTAGTATTAGATGATAGACAAAGAATGTTTTCTTTCGAAGATATAAAAAAGTGCTTGACTTCTACATCAGAAAGTGTTAGATTACAATGGTTAAATTCTATTCAAGAAAAGTATTTAAGTGTAACTAAACCAATAGAATATTATGAGGAATCGTTTAACCAAAAATTAATGAAGATACTAAATGATTGATAAGATTTATATACCTACAGTTGGCAGACCTAATGAACAAGTAACTTGGGATAATCTACCAAAACAATTACAAGAAAAAGTTTGTTTTGTTATTCATGAAAGAGAAAAAGATTTATATGATTATGATGCAGAGTATTTAGTATTATCTGATGAACTAAACACTATTGCAAAAGTTAGGAAAGAAATTATATATCACGCTGATGAACAACGATTTTGTATGTGGGATGATGATGTTATTTTCTACAGAAGAAATAGAAAGTATTATGGTGATTTAAGAATTAATGAAGTTTATATTCCAGATGTATTAAAAGAAGATGGTAGCCCATTATCAAAATGGAAAATGCAATATAGAGATTTTGTAGAGATGTTTGCTCAATTCAATGAATGGTTTGATAATGAAAAAACTTTAGTTCATATTGGACACAGAAGAACTAATTTGCCACCATTAGGTTCAACACATGATAACATATTTTTTAATTCTATGCATTGTATTGATGGTAAAAAATGTAAAGGGTTTAGAGATTATGTAGATTGGGATTTATGTCAAGTTGGTGAAGATGCTAACTTTATGTTAGAGTATTTAACAAGAGGTTATACAAACCGAAGAACAGATTTATATTCAGCACATTGGGGTTCATATCAAGAGGGTGGTTGTTCGGAATATCGAGATGCAGAGTTTCACAATAAAGAACATGAGAAGTTGATGAATAAATGGCCAGAGTATGTGAGTATTAGAAAAGAAATGATGGCTCAAGGTAAAGATGGAAAAAACATTGGTATGATAAAAGAGTTTAAATATGATATGAAAAAAGCACATAGAGATTCTACAAACAAGTATTTAGAAAACTTTAAAAAATTTGATAACTAAAAAATGGAGAAATAATAAATGACACAATTAACACAAGACCAGTTGGTAAAGAACTATCAAAAACTTCGTAGGTTAGTTAATGATACATTTTCAGGTGAACGACTTGAGAGATTAAATGAAATGTATGATTCCTTAGAAGATAGAATAATAGTTGCTCCAGCAAGTGGTAAGGAACATTATCATAACGCCTATGTGGGTGGTTATGTAGAGCATGATCTTCATGTAGCTAGTTTAGCTCTAAAGATAAACAAGTTATGGAAAGAGAATGGGGCTCATATAAATTATACAAATGAAGAATTAGTATTTGCAGCTCTTCATCACGACTTAGGTAAAGTTGGTGATTTGGAGGGTGAGTATTATTCACCAAACGATTCAGATTGGCATCGTAAGAATCAAGGATTGATTTTCAAACACAATGATGAGATTCAATACATGACTGTTACTGATAGAGCAATATTTCTATTGAATCACTTTGGTGTAAAGATGTCCAAATGGGAATACATTGGATTAAGATTAACTGATGGGATGTATGAAGAGGCTAACAAAAGTTATTATACAGGTTACATTCACGCAACTCGTCTTCGTAGTAATATTGCTTATGTTCTACACCAAGCTGATATGATGGCTACTCATCTTGAATATGATAAATGGGAACAAGGTGAAGAACAATCTAAACAAGAAGTTAGTAAGAAAGTTTCTAACATCAAACAAGCAGTACAAACCGAAACAGAAACTAAACTCACAGGTGATTCACCAAAGGATTTATTTGAAGAGTTGTTTGGAGAGAAAAAATGATAGTAGAAATAATACTTGGTTGTTTAGCAATAACATTTGGATACACAACATTTAACCTTACGAGAAAAGTAGAAAGGTTAGAGGCTTGGATTGAAGATTATGCTGCTAGAGTAACCATCACAAAGAATGTACTTGATGAATTAGATTCAGAGGGTAAGTTCGAATCCGATGATGAAATCGGAGTTGTCTTTGAGGGAATCAAAGAAACAATTACTGAATTAGAAACTATAACCGATAAGGAGATATAATGCCTCGTAAAGCAAAAAAAGGTTCAACAAGATATTACTTCACAGATTCAACACAAGATGCGATTATTCGTCATAATAAAGAAACTCGTCCACACATGAGAGAACGAATTTATAATGAACATATTCGTACACCATTTGAGAAGTTAGCTGAAAATATTATTCATACTTTTAAGTTTTACTACTTTGATGTTCCATCGGAAGATGTTAAACACGAGGTAGTGAGTTTCTTGTATATGAATATGCATAAGTTCACAGAGGGTAAGGGTAAGGCATTCTCTTACTTTAGTATTGTTGCTAAGAATTATCTGATTCTACATAACAACAATAACTACAAACGAATGAAACAACATGACTCCGAAGAAGTTACAGATTACAAGAGAGACCCTGTAACAGAGATGAGAGGTAAGGAAACTGAACAGCTTAAGATGGAGTACTTAGAACAAATGGTTGAGTATTGGACTAATAATCTAACAACTGTTTTCAAACGAAAAAAAGATTTAGATGTTGCTAATGCTGTAGTTCAGTTAATTGAGATGAAAGATAGTATTGATAACTTCAATAAGAAAGCTCTATACATCTTGATTCGTGAGATGACTGGTTCCAACACACAACACATCACTCGTGTAATTAATGTGATGAAAAAACATCATGAACAATTACAGAAAACCTATATTGCTACAGGTTCTATCGAAACTCGATATACAGGTAGTTGGAACTTATAAGAATTTGTTAATAAACAGATGAGGTAAATGATGGAGTTTACAAGTTACTTAGTGATTGCAGGATTTGCAGTTGCTGGATACTTTTTGGTGAAATACTTTCAACGAGGAGTATAAAATAAAAAAGGGGAAGCCTCGGAAAAGACTTCCCCTTATTATCTATCCGATATAGTACTACTTACGGAATAAACCCACTAACACCAACAATGCGACAAGACCGGCGAAGCCTGACTCGCCGAATGTGTTGATTATAGATGTTAGGTTACCAATAACATTGACACCAAAGATACCACTACCGAAGATAATCTCGGAAACAGCACCTATAGTAACAAAGGATAACATTAGATGAGCTAAGTCATCTACATATCCTTTTACGAGTGTTATGATTTCCTTCATATGGTCTTTCTCCCGTTAGTTATCAATTAAGTCGGATTTTCACCGACACAATAATAACTATTGTATATATTTGATAAAAAAATAGGATATATAAATATATACATCGATTTTTTCATAGTTTTATATTTATTAATGATAACTTACAGGTAAAATTATGGCAATTGATTTCGAAATATTCGAGGGTAAAACCTTATCAGATGTATTCAAAGACATCTATGATAACTCAGCAAACAATAAAAAACAATTAGAAGTACTAATGAAAGAGATTGTTGGGTTTATTAAAGATGGTGATACCGCTGTGCAAATAGTTCCTATGTTAAAGGAATACTTAGAAATCAATGTCAAGAATGATGAACAATTAGTTAAGTTAGCAACTATTGTACAAAGATTAGCACAAGCGGGTAGTAAACAAGATTCAGATAGTGAATTTGGTTTAACGGATGCAGAAAAAGACCAATTAATGAAAAACATAACCGATACGGTTCATGAGTTACAAGACCATACAGATAATATCACAGCAAAGGTAAATTAAAAAACATATGAGTGGTGGATTTAACATAAAAAAAGATTCACGAACAACACCAGTAATTCAAGGTGGGATACAAACTTTCAATACTTTAAAAAAGTATATGAAGATTGCCCAACAAGATAATAGATTTTATGAACTTGAACCAATTGAAGTTTTAGAGGTGTTGTTGGATAGTAGATTACCATCGTTTCCAAAAAAACAAGATGGTACACCTGATTATCAATATCTTGGTGCAGTAATTGGTAGAGGTATTATTACTGAACAAGGATTGAATATAGATAAGTGTAAAATTTTTAAACCATTAAATCCTAATGTTCATACTATTCCTGTTGTTGGTGAAGTATTAGTTTCTGGTGAATATCTTGGTGATAATTATTACTTTTCACAAATAAATGTTTTTGGTAATCCAAGTATAAATACACAACATGGAATTAGTAAAATAAAATCAGAAAATACTTTAAGTTCTAATATAGGTAGAATGACAGCAAATAAAGGTGATGAAAATGGTACTGAAATTGGATACTATATAAATAAAGAAACTGATGCTCGTAGATTATTACCTAAAGAGGGCGATGTAATTATTGATGGTAGGTTTGGAAATGCAATTCGTTTAGGTAGTGATGAAAGAAATCAAAATCCAGATTCACCAAATATCATTTTAACTGCAGGAACAACAAAAGAAGGAAATAAAAAAGAACCTGTACGAGAAAACATTGACAAAGATGGTTCAAGTATTCATCTTGTTACAAACCAAGAATTAGATTATTCACCTGCTAAAAAAACTATTTTTGAAAATAAAAAAGGTAAAAATATTTTACTAAGTTCAGATAACATTATATTTAATACTAAGAACAAAGGTGATGTTGGAATGTTTAGTTCCAATCTTATTTCAATAGGTGCAGTTAAACAAGTTGTTGTGGAAACACCAGATACACTTGTGGATTCAGATAAAGTTGTTTTTAAATCACCAGTAGTGAAAATAGGAAGTGATAGTGCATCACAACCACAAGTATTAGGAAGAACATTAAATACATTGTTAAACCAATTATCATCAGCATTAATTACCTTTGGAACAGGATTAAATGTAGGGAATTTGACGGGTAAAGGAGCTGCATTAGCTGGACAAGTATCTTCGATTCAAGCACAATTGGATAATTTTTTAAGTGGTAAACATAGAATTGATAAATAAACATAGGAGTTAGAAATGACTAAAAAAGAACTTGTAAAAATAATACAAGAAGTTGTAAAACGAGAAGTACAAAAAGAGGTGAAGAAGATATTTATTAATGAGAATAAATCGTCTCTAAAATCTCTTGCACCTAAACAAGTTGTAAAATCAGTACAGAAGAAAAAAGAACCTGTACAATACACCGAAAATAAAGCATTAAATGATGTATTAAATGAAACAGTTGGTTTAGGACAGGCTGATGAAATGGATGAGTATCCAACAATGGGCGGTGGAACATTTGATTCATCAAGAGCTACCGAACTATTAGGATATGGTGATTCAATGAGAGCAGGTGGTGATAAAGAAACACAACGAAACATGATAGCTGCACAAACATTAAGAGAAAAGAATTTAAGTGTAGATGATGTACCTGAAAGTGTACTAAATGCTTTAACAAGAGATTATAGTGATTTAATGAAACACGATAAGATGCAGAGTAAAAAATAATGGCAACAAAAAATGTAGTAAGAATAATTAATGAAGACCCGGATTCATATTTTGGTTTAACATTTCCTTTAAAGGAAGGAGTTGATAATAACTTTGTTAGGTCAAGTACTTTAAGAGAACAGGCTTCATCTAATATAAAAAACTTACTACTAACTATAAAAGGTGAACGAGTAGGACAGCCTAACTTCGGAAGTAGATTATCAGAAATATTGTTTGAACCTATTGATGATGAAATTGGTGATAGAATACAATCTGCTATAGAAGAGGCTTTAGAAGAGTGGTTACCTTATGTAGTTGCTGAAAATGTTTTTACTTTTGTGGATGAAAAAAATCCAAACTTAATTACTGTTTCTTTAGAATTTAGAGTTACTATTGATGACCCGGATGCAATAGAAACTATTACATTTAATTTTAATACTGGAGTTTAAGATGCCAACACAAAATCCTGATTATAACACAAGTAAGAAAACGATAAAAAAAGATATATCATATCTTGGTAGAGAGTTTAGTTCTATCAGAAACAACTTGATTGACTTTGCTAAATCTTACTTCCCAAAAACATACAATGATTTTAATGAATCAGACCCTGGTATGATGTTTATTGAAATGGCTGCTTATGTTGGTGATTTATTAAACTTCTATGTTGATAATCAATATCGTGAAACTCTATTACATGCAGCAGAAGAAAAGAAAAACATTTTTAAGATTGCACAATCATTTGGATATAAACCAAAACTAACAACACCAGCTACAGCAATTGGTAGATTTACCGTTCAAGTTCCATCAGTTCAAGTTGGTGATTCATATCAACCTGATTTAACTTACGCACCTATATTAGATGCGGATAGTGGATTCTCTTCAAGAAACGGAACCACATTTAGATTAGTGGATGATATTAATTTTAAAGCATCAAGTTCTTTAGATAGTATGGAAATTGAAGTTGCACAAACAAGTGGTACAACACCAACATATTTTTCTTTAACTAAAAGTGGTATATTAAAATCAGGTGAAGTAACAACACAAGAATTTACTTTTGGTGGAGCAACAAAATTTGATAAAATTATTTTAAATAATTCAAATGTAATTGATATTATTAGTTGTACAGATAGTGATGGAGATACTTGGTATGAAGTTCCATTTCTTGCACAAGATACGGTATTTAAATCTGTAGAAAATTCAGAAAAGAATAGTCCTGATTTATCAACATATAAAAAAGAATCACCATTTCTTTTACAATTAATTAAAACACCAAAACGATTTGTAAAATATATTCGTAGTGATGGTAAAGTAGAATTAAGATTTGGTGCAGGTATTAGTGATAATGCTGATGAAGAAATAATTCCAAATCCAGATAATGTTGGTAGTTCACTTGGTACAGGTTTATCTAAACTTGATGAATCATTTGACCCAAGTAATTTCTTGAAAACAAGAACTTATGGATTAGCACCAAAAAACACAACATTAACAATTAAGTATTCTCATGGTGGAAGTATCCAAGATAATGCAGCAAGTAATACAATTACAAGACTTGATTCACCAACATTTACAATTGATGAAGATAATTTAGATTCTACTGAAGTGAACACAATGAAACAAAGTTTATCAGTAACAAATCCTGTTCCAGCAACAGGTGGTTCTAACGGAGAAACTATAGAAGATACTCGACAAAATGCATTAGCTTATTTTGCATCACAAAACAGAGCAGTTACAAAAGAAGATTACGCAGTTAGAACATATTCGTTACCACAAAAATATGGTAACATTGCAAAAACTTATATTGTACAAGATGAACAATTAGAACAACATACAAAACTTATTATGAAAGAGGGTGAGATAGTTCAGAATGTTGGAACTCAACCAATAGCAAATCCATTGGCACTAAATATGTATGTTTTAGGATTTGATTCTAACAAGAAATTAACTACTTTAAATAGAGCAGTAAAACAAAATTTAAAAACTTATTTATCTCAATATAGATTAATGACAGATGCAATTAATATCAAGGATGCATATATTGTAAATATTAGTGTAAGATTTAGCATCATCACACAAAGAGGATACAATAAAAACGAAGTATTATTAAAATGTATGGTTGAAGTTAAAAAACATTTTAATATTGATAGATATCAAATTGGACAACCAATTATATTGAGTGATATTGCATACAAGATTTCATTAGTGGATGGTGTGGCAAGTGTTGTACCACCAGAAGATGATAATCCACAAAAACAAATGGTTGTGATAGAAAACAATTATCAAACAGAAAGTGGATATAGTGGTCATGTTTATGATATACCATCAGCAACAAAAGATGGTGTTGTGTATCCATCATTAGACCCTTGTTGTTTCGAAATTAAATATCCAAATTCTGATATAACAGGTAGAGTAGTAGGAGACATTTAATGTATTATTTTGAATACCCGATAACCGATACAACCATTTATGAGGGAAATGTAACTTCATCTTATAATACTGGTATCGACCAAATATTAGAAATTAGAAAAGATGTAAACTCAACAGGTACGACAGTAGATGTTTCTCGTATCTTAATAAAGTTTGATTATGGTTATATTTCATCATCGATACAAAGTGGAATTATTCCAAGTGATGCTAAATATTATTTAAATCTATATGATGCAAGTTCAGAAGAATTAGCAGTAGAACAAACCATTTTTGCATATATCATTAGTGGTAGTTGGAATGGTGGTACAGGATATATGGATAGAGACCCTGTCTTAAGTGATGGAGCAAGTTGGAAGTATCGTGATAATGATACACAAAAAACTACATGGATGGGTGGAGATAATTTAACTCAAGGTGGTAGTTGGTTCACAAGTTCTGTATCTCAATACAATGTTAGTGCTTCATATGATTTAGTTTATGAAACAAAAGATTTAAGAATGGATGTTACTGATTTGGTGAAGAATCATATTTACTCATCATCAGTTTATCCAAATTACGGTTTTATAGTTAAGAGACAAAACTTACATACATCACAAAGTAGATTTAGTATCTTTGACCCAACAACTGCAACAGGTTCTGCAGAGGGTGATTCATCTCAATTGGGACAATTAAAGTTTTTCTCAAGAGAAACTAATACAATCTTTCCACCAAAATTAGAAATTGAGTGGGATGATTCAAGTTGGAGTACAGGTAGTTTATCTGCTTTGAGTTCAAATAATTTAGAAAATTTAACAATTTATTTTAAAGGATTAAGAGAAGAATACAAACAAAATTCAAAAGTAAAATTCAGACTTGTTGGTAGAGAGTTGTATCCAACAAGAGGCTTTGATACAACACCAGCTGCACTTACCGTTAAAACTTTACCAAGTGGTAGTAGAAATTTAACACAAGGAACTTACTATTCAGTTGTAGATAGTTTAACTGAAGATGTTATCGTACCATTTGGAACAGGTTCAATTGTTAGTTGTGATTCTACAGGTAATTATTTTAACTTGTGGATGAATGGATTTATGCCAGAACGATATTACAAATTCCAAATTAAAGTAGTGAGTGGTAGTGGAGCAGATGAAACTTCACAAGTTTATGATGATGATTTTGAATTTAAAGTGGTGAGGTAAAATGCCCTATACAATAACACAAGCTAGAAAATCTCAGTATTATACAAACATACAAGATGCAGATGAACAAAAGTTTCTTAAAGAAATTGAAACTAATAAACAAGAGTATGCAATTTCTGGTTCTGCTATTGATGCAGTTCAACAAGTTAGAGATGAAGATGGATTTTTATTATCATATGAAGACCCAAAGAATCCTGGAGTTTCTATAGAGGAACCATATCAATATGTAAGATTACAAGTTGTACAAAGGTCTGCTGATAGAGTTAGATTCCAAGAATTTTTCGGTAATGATGGTAGTGAGAAATCAGTATTTAAACAATTGATTAATGAAACAGCTGATGAAACAGGAATTAATCCTGCAACTTCAAACAAAGTTATTCAAGATATTATAGATACAGCAGACGAAATAGAAGAAGAAATAGTTATAGAATCATTACCATCAGCAGAAGATGTAGAAATTGATTTCTCTGATGTAGAAATTGATTTATCTGATATACAGGCAGAGATACCGATACTTGGCGAAAATATTAGTATACCACTTTCAGAATTAGCAGATACAAACTTACCACAAATAGATTTTTCTCAATTAGGAAGTTTTGGTAATATATTGGGTAGTGGTGGTTTAAGTTTATCTTCTCAATTAGAAAATATAATAGGTAGCTACAGGAATTAATAATGATTAATTACGGATTAACACCTAAAGATAGAGAACAATTAGAATCCAAAAAGAATTTATATTCTGGTTTTGGAAGAGATAGTCGTGATTATATTCATTTGTATGTTTATAATAAACAAGGTACTCTTGTAGAAGATGAAATATTTCCAACAAATGTAGTTGATTTTACTGATGAAAAAACAATTAATTTAGATATTGGAACTCACTTAAGAGAACTTGGATATTCACAAGGAGAGTTTTCAGTTCAATATTTATTCCTTAGAAGAATAGCAGGTAAAGATGATACGGTTTTTATAAATGATTATGGTGAAATTCATAGAGGTAAAATACAAACTAAAGTAGTAAATGGAGTAACAAAATATTTCTCTACTAAAAAATTTGGTAATAGAAATTCACAAGCAGAATTAACTGAAATATTTCCAAAGGAAATGAAATATGTTTTCAAAAAAATATCTCAAGATAGAACCGAAGTAGAAATTAATTATCAAGATATTAAGAATGGAATCTATAGAAAAAATTTAAAAGAAATAAATAGAATTATAAATTATACACCTACTAAACTTCCTGATAATGATGCGGGAACAATTAGATTTGATTTAACAGACCCTTATGTATTAGTTGGAAACTTTGATGAAAAAGATAGAGGATTTACTGATGCGATGGTTGGGGGTGAAATATCAATTCAAGGTATTTATGAAATCAATGGTCGTATTATTCAAGAGGAAGAAATTATATATCCTGACCCACCACCACCAGACCCAATTGATATATTGGATGTGGATTATGTAAAAAAACAAATTAAAGATAAAGTACCAACACCTTTTGTAGATATTGTTGAGGATTTTAGAGAAGAGTTACCAGAAGAAGATATAGTTTATGGTTGGGATGATTATTCAGGTGTTTGTTTTGTTGGAGATACAAAAGTAAAGTTAAGTAATAATCGTACCATATCAATCAAGATGATGAAACCAGGTATGAAAGTTAAAACTCAACAAGGGTATGCAAAAGTATTAAAAGTAACAAAAGAAAACTTACCTTATGGAGATAAGTTTGTAAAATTTGGTAAACTCATTACAACAAATAGTCATCCAATATTTCACAAGGGTAGTTGGTATCTTGCAAGTGAACTTGGTAAAGAATTTCATGGAGAACCTACTGATGTTTGGAATTTATTATTAGATAAACATCACACTATATATGCAGATAATGTAGTGAGTGCTACATTAAACAAATGGAAATCTGATAATAATAAATCTTGGAAAGAAAGATTTTTTGAATCAAGAAATAGATTTAAAATGTTAAGACCTGCAGGACCAATACCTGGCGGTGGTAATTACAATAGTATGGATGGGGAAAGTGGATTTACTGATGAAGGTGGTCTTACTTATGACGCTATACCTGAGGTAAGTGGATATTCTACTCCAAAGAGTACACCTTTTGTTAGTGATAATGAAGTTGTTATGGATAGAGTTGTTCCAACATTAACAACAAAAGAAATTGTAAAACAAATAAAGGTTTCTCGAAACACACCTCTACCAATTGTAATACCAGAGATTCGTGAAGTAGTATCTGTTGATTATAAAGCAAAAATTATTGAGGTGTTAGACCATAATAGAGTTCGTGTTAATAAATCTTGGGAAGATATGTCATTAGAGAATAAAAATATTGGTGAAGATACATCAAAAGATATTTACCAAGATTTTATGGTTCAGTATATTAAACACCAAGTTGAAAGATTAAATACATATTTAGTTGCAGAGGGAACTTATAATTTGATTACAAATATGATTCCTAATCCAGATAATCCTGAATCAAGATTTGTAAAGTTATATCAACCATTACCACCACAAATTGAAACAATGGATTTGTGTTATTTTGTAGAAGAAAAAATGGAACCATATGTTGATTCAATTAAATTATTTGAATTTGTAGATAGTGAAGAAGAACTTTTATTTTTAAGATTACCAGATTTTAATTCAGTAAATAATCCTGTTAATTTTAGAGGAACTAATTTTAATTCATTTAACGATTTGATAGGAACGGATACTGGTGTAAAAGAAGATGTTCAAAATTTAATTTTATCATCAAGTTTATTAGATGTACAAGTAAATGTAGATTATTCAAAACGAACAGATTCTATAGACCCATTAGTTACTGATTATGGTTTTGGTAATTTTGTTCAGTTTGGAAGTGCAGAAAAAAGAATTAAAAACTTTAAAAAGAAATTAGATTTAATACAAACCTATACTTCACAAAGTTTAGCTTTAAACAATGTTACAGGTTCAAGTGGAACTACAAATGAATACGATAACAAAAAGAGAAGAGTTATAAATTCATTTGACCCTTATGAAAATTATCTATATACACAAAGTGGTTCTTATGTATCGAGTTCAGTAGGTGAGTTCTATAGTGCAACTTGGCCAAAAGATAATTCATCATCACCATACATATTAACACACACAAGTGCTTCCGCTGCTACAGATTGGTATAGTACTTGGACTGGATATGCTAAAGCGTATGATGATTTAAATCGTGAACGATTAGTAAATAACTTACCACTTCATGTTACTGCAGATACAGAAAACAATTATTTCTTGAACTTTATGGATATGATTGGACAACAATTTGATGAGATATATGTTTACTTAAGACACTTTACCGATATTAATGAAAGAGTAAGTAAATTAAGTGAGGGTATTTCAAAAGATATTGTTAGAGAAGTTGCTAAAAGTGCTGGATTCGAAGTAACAAATGGTAATGATTTATTAATACTACCACATTATAAGTTGGGTAAGGAAACTGATGGTAGTGCTTTATATGAATCACCACAAGAAGAAGTAACAGAAGAAATATGGAAACGAATATTAGCAAATACACCATACTTTATGAAAACAAAAGGAACAAAAAGAGCTATACAAGGATTACTAAATTGTTATGGTATTCCAAGTTCTATATTAAGAGTTAGAGAATATGGTGGACCTGATAAAGGTACAGCGGTTAATTATGAAATAAAAAGAAAGTTCACATATGCATTAGATTTTAAATCAAGTGAGTATTTAAGATTGCCTTGGAAACAAGTAAGTAGTAAAGTACCAGAGACGGTTGAGTTTAGATTTAGAAGTCCTAAATCAAAAGACCAAACAATTGTACAGAGTGGTGATAAGTGGGCAATCCAATTACAAGATAACGGAGCAACTGATGATTATGGTTATTTAAGATTTGCAGTTAGTGCTTCTACAGGTGTTCAATACATTACATCATCACTACATCCATTTTATAATGATGATATGTGGAGTGTGATGTTAACCAGAGTTTCATCAAGTGGTTTAGATTTAAGTAATGATACAATCACACAAGATATCACATATGAATTAACCACAAGACAATATGATTCCACAAGAGAAGTTGTATTATTCTCATCAAGTGAAAGTATAGATATTGATGGTAATACTGCAGCAGGTGCAGCATTTAATTCAGCATTTTCAAGTAGTGAAGATTTTTATATTGGTGGTGATGGTACAAACTTTGGAACACAATTTAGTGGTTCATTAATGGAGTTCAGATTATGGAGTGAACCATTATCACAAAGTGTATTTGAGAATCATGTTAGAGCACCAAAAACATATAATGGTAATACCACTTCATCATTTTATGATAATTTAATTTTCAGATTACCATTAGATAATAATGTTAGTTATCAAACATACACAAGTGCATCTCAAGATAAATCATATATTAAATCTTATCATACGAGTGCAAGTGCTCACAATTTTACTGGTAATAATTTTAGAAGTTTAGTAGATTTAGAACAATTAAGAGTTCCTAATTTAGGTCCTAATCGTAGAAACGCAACCAAGATTAGAATTGAAGATACAACATTAAGTGGTCCATTAGCATCTAATGTTCGTAGAGAACAATCATCACAAGATTTTGCACCTGTGGATAGTAATAAGTTAGGAGTATATTTTTCACCAACAGATATCGTGAATGAGGATATTGCATATAGTATAGCTGATTTTAACTTTGATGATTATGTTGGAGACCCAAGAGACCAATACAAAGATACTTATAGAGGGTTAGGTTCTATACAAAGAACTTATTGGAAAAAATATTCTCGTACAAATAACTTTTGGGATTACTTAAGAATTATAAATTTTTATGATGGTGGAATTTGGCAACAAATAAGAAAGATGGTTCCAGCAAGAGCTAAATCAACATTGGGTGTGTTGATAGAACCAAATGTTTTAGAAAGAAGTAAACAAGTAGTTGGTAAACCACCAGAGTTTGAAAATGTATATTATGAAAATGCAGGACACTTTGATTTTGGATTACAATTAAGTTCAAGGGAAACAAGTTCGATTGGACATCCACCATTCAGTTTAAATGGTGAATATAGATTATTTGGACAAAGTAATAGTACTTATCCAACTAATGGCGTATTAAATGTACATAATAATGAAAGTGGTTCACTTGGAACTATATCATTACCATCGTTAATACGATTAAACGAAATAGACCCACGAAGTGAATATGGTAGTTTATACGCAACTGCAAGTGTTACATTTAATGGAAGTGCTGATTCATTTACAGAAACACTTCAAACCTTTGTTAGCTCATCAAGATTAAGTGAACACAATGAAATTAAATATAAAATTTATACGAGTTCGTTAGATGCCGTAACTGATAATCCTAATAGTTCATCATTTGAACCAGCAGAATTTCAGAGTATGGCATACGACTCAAAACTATTTAGACTTTTTTATAAAGGAAATATATTAACAAAAGATAATACGATTGATGGGGGAGAACCTGTTGAGATAACTATAACATCACCTACTAAATTGGTTACCACCGATAGTGGCGAATCAAAATTAAAAACAGATGTATAATATTTTGATGAAAAGTGTAGGATGTTTATATTTATCTATGAGGTTATCCATCTCAATTTAATCAAAGGAGTAAAAAATGGGATTTCTAAATAATACAAGCGTAACCGTTGATGCTGTTCTTACCAAGAAAGGTCGAGAATTATTGGCAAGAGGGCAAGACGAGTTCAGAATCACAAAGTTTGCGTTAGCAGATGATGAGATTGATTACAGTTTGTGGGATACAGCTCATCCAAACGGTAGTAATTACTATGGAGCTGTAATTGAAAACATGCCATTGTTGGAAGCTTTTGTTGATGAGAATCAAGTTATGAGGTATAAGTTGGTTTCTTTACCTAAGAATACCGCTAAACTTCCAATACTTGAAGTCCCATCACCAAGTTTAACTTTCAATGGACCTGGTTTAACACAAACAATCACACCAAATACAAGAAATGGTAGTGATAATGAAAGTGGATATAGTTTCACTTTACATGATGCAACAATAGCAAATTTAACACCTGTTGTGGTGGCTAAAAAAGACCTTATCCCTATCGGTCTACGCCCAAACATACGCTCAAAGTTTGGCAGAGGAAGACCAGCTGGAAGAGGGTTTGGAAGAAATCAAGGCCTTCCATTAGCACCTTTACCAGATGGTAGACTACCAGCAAGATTTGCAGGAAGAGGTGCTAGAAGACTTAGCAGATTGGAAGATGATTTTATAATCAGAAAAGAAATTGAAGATTTACAAGTAAACACAGGTGCTACTACTCCCGTATTCGTTGCAGAAGAAGAGAGAAAAAGAGCAATTACTGTTACTGGTAAATCAATGAATATCGTTTCTCGTTCTGTAACTACACAATCTTCAACAAATGTAACCGTGGTAGGTTTAGATAGTGGTGCTACATTTAATGTGGCAGTAACTATTAAAGCTGACCCAAGTAGATTATAAGGAGTAGAAGATGTCAGTATTTACAAGATTCGATTTTGAAAACGATGTAGTTGAAAACCAACGAACCAAAGTATCAAGTGGATTGTTTAGTGGTGGAACAGGAACATTAAGTTCATTCTTTAGTTCATCTACTGCAGGTGCGGTAAGTGCTTCTCATGTAAGTGTTTATCACCAAAATCCTGCATCATCACCAACAACAGCAGAAATTCAGTTTGATATTGGATATGCAAATATTAATGGTAGTGGTTCAGCAGGTAACACAACAAAATTAACTACAGGTGGTAGAGAAACAGCTACAATGTATCGACAATTTAGAAACATTATATTACCACCAAACACAAATAAATTTACTTTTACATCACACACATCAGCTTCAAATGATTTTTATTTTATATCATTTAACAGAGCTCGTATGAGAGAAAAGATTGACCCAGGTAATTGGGAATTAAAACTCGGTACTACAGGTCTTAAGTTGATTGATGATAGTGGAGCTTCAAATAATCCAACAGTCAATGAGGGTGGAAGAGTATTTAATATTGTTAGTGGTTCACTTGAGACAGGAGTTGGTGTAGTCAACACAACAGCAACTAATCAACCAGGTGGATGTTTTGGTAATTTCTATCCTGATTTAGGAATTATTATCTTAGATGCTTCTCAATTAGATGCAAGTGCATCTATGGGTACTGCAAGAAGTTCAGATACATTTGATAATAATCCAGCAAAATTCTTTCAGAGTTTATCAGATGGTGGAAAATTCCAAGTTCGTAGAGAGGAAGAGATTAGTTCTACTAACTTCTTCTGTAGGGTAAATAATAAGAAGTATAACTTCAGTGCTAATCCTACTTACTTTACTGGTTCAGATGGTGGATTTGTTCAAGGAACATTTTATAAAGACCCTAAAACATATATTACAACTGTAGGTCTTTATAATGATGATAATGAATTGTTGGCAATTGCTAAATTAAGTAAACCAATATTAAAATCATACTCAAGGGAAGCTGTAATTAAGGTTAAACTCGACTTCTAAGGGGAATCTAAATGTTAAAAAACATTGACCCATCAAATAAGTCAATTAAACCATTTGAAGTTAATAAAACTTTTCGTTTAACTAATAACGATAGTGGTAGCGGACATTATGCTTTAAAAGCCATAAGTGGTTCTGCTTATAACTTCTTATCAAGTTCAGCTGCATCTCAATCATTTGGAACATATATTCCAAGTGCAAGTGCATTCAGTTTAGGAACATTCTATAGTTTACCAACATGGCACTCTGTAAATCAATTGTATTACAAAAGGAAATCCGACCCATTTGGTAATTTTGGTAGAAATGATTCTAATAAAATGAATCGTGAACTTAATAGTACAGCAAGAGTATTCACAATACCAAGAAATTTATTTGGTGAAAAAATAAAACCAGGTAGTGTAAAATTAGATGTTACTATCAATGGAGTAACTTATGATTTAAGAGATGACTCTGATGGTAACATCTATGATAATACATATTCAGCAAGTTTTGCAGCATTCAAATCAAGTTCATTTGATAGAAGACAAGGTGTTCAATCTAACGGAAGTGGTTCAGAAGTTGGTAATGTTATTTATGAACATGGACAAATCATAATAACAGATACAGGTTCATATAGTGATGCAGGAACCAATACAGGTCATAACTTAGAATACAAAGCAACTCAAACTATTTATGAACACGAATATCTTGTTGAGGTTGAACCAAATGAATTTAATAAAACAATGAACATTAGTGCTACACTTGATAGGAGTGGTAGTTTAACTTTAGCAGAAGGTACTGTTTCTATGAGTAACTTCTTCCCACCAGGTGACCAACCAAGTGGAGCTGGAACGGGTAGTTTCAAATCATTTTACAACGCAGCTTCATCATATGAAAACTTTGCAACTCATTCAGAATTTAAACCATATTTAACTACAGTTGGTTTATATAATGATAATAATGAGTTAATGGCAATAGGAAGTTTGGCAAAACCAGTCAAATTAAATCTCGATACAACCACTACAGTTGTGGTTCGTTTTGATGTATAGTAACATCATCTTTTTAGTATATATTATATTTATTAATGAACTAAATTAAGGCTACACCAATACCCGTTATAGTTCGCGGGACGATTACAAACAACATATAAAGGAACACTCATGAAGAGTATTTTAAATTGGCTCTTATTATTGGGTTTTGTCGGAATGGCCACTGCACAAACACCAATCATAAGGGTTAAGCAAATAGGTACATGGTCTACACCAGCAATGTGGTGGAAAGATTCGGTTACACAAGATTTAGATGATTTCTTAGCACAAGATGCAACCAAACCTGCCGAAGATAACAATAACTTTGATATTTGGAGAGATAAAGTATTGGAGATGGAAGTTACTTTGGATGATAATGGTGCAGATATCACAACATTCAGAATAGATATAGCATTTGATAACGATTTAATCACTTGGGTAGAATCAGGTGAAACAGCAGTTAACGCATGGACACAAGGAAATTCAAAAGTTATTAAAGGTTCACACATTTCAGGTCTTGTTGAAGGTGATGAAACATCAAATAACGATACAGACTATTCTTTTGAAGTAGTTTACTACGATGATGTAGGATATCAAGATTCATTAGCAGTAGGTAGTTCTGAACAATTGATAGAAGAAAGTATTGAAGATGACAGATACGATTGGTTAAGAATAACTATGGTATCACACGGAGTAGATGCGAATAATGATGGAACACCAGATGTTACTTTTGGTGATGGGGATGGTGTTCAAGCACAAGTATTAAAATTTAATTTTTTAATCAATGATGTTGTAGATGATTTTGCACCAAGAGCATTTAGAGTTGCAACTCAATACGATGGTGATGAGGGATACTACACATATGTTTCAGATGATTATCTTTTAGATTCTAAAGTTTATATTGATGGTAATTGGGGTGATTATTATTCAGCAGAAAGAACTTATAATGGTGGTGCTCGTGGAGATATCACACTACATCCAAAACTTGTGCAACTTGAGGGATACTTAAGATACATTGGTGAATGGATTGATACTGATAAAGATGGAGTAAAAGATACAGGTGAAGATTTCTCACAAAACAAATATGCTATGATGAAAGTTATCTTTGAGGTAGATGAAACTAATCCAGATAATCTTTCTAATTGGAGAAACATAAGAGATATTAATTATCCATCAAGTTTAACAGATGAGTCTTTAAACGATGATGTTATGGGAACTTATGATGAGTATGGAACATTTGCACAAGGGTATCAACATATGAGATACTATGAACAAAATGCAGGAACAACATCAGACCAAAAGATTCAGAATCAAGGATTTAAAGATGTAAGTTATTGGTATTGGACATACACAGATGATAAAGGATATTTCAATATTTCTTTACCAAGAAACAATAGATATAAAGTATCGTTCTGGCCACCAGAAGCAGATGATGTGGTTGGAGACCATACCACTTATTTATTAGATAGAGATGCAATCACAAATATCAATGATGCGATTGCAGGATTTAATTTCCAAAGTAATAAATTTGATAACGAAACAGATATTGAGATAGAATCACCAAGTGGATATTTAGTTGGTGATGTTGATGGTGATGATAAATACCAATTAAATGATGCCTACTTCTTATGGGCATATACAAGTGGAGTGTTTGATACAGATTACACACACTACAATGGTGAAACTTATCAACAATGGTCAAGTATAGATAATTTAAATGGAGTTGATGATTCTTATACTTACAAACAAGATTATGATGGATTCACACGAAACCAAAGAAGAGAGTTCAGTATCTTTGTTGATGGTGATTTAAATCAAGAAACTACAGAACTAACTACAGATGGTGGTGGTATTATTAGATTAAATCCATTAATGAATGATGTTGAGACTGGATTAGATGTATTAAGTATTAAAGTTGGAGCAGGTAGTTCTACATTTGGAGATGACCATAATCCTGATTATTACTTTGACCAACCAGATGGAGTAAATGGTTCTAAACAAGTAGATATTGTTGGAACTGATAATGATTCTGATATTGGATTCTACTTTACAGGTGATGTAAACCTAACAGGTGTTAAAGTTGATAACAATGGAACAGCAATTACACCAACCGTAGATGGAACAACATATTATCGTTGGGGTAATGGTTCACCGCCAGATGAGTGGGCAAGAACAATGGATAATAATAGAAGTTTAAATAAAATAATGACAGACCACGATGTATTATTATCATTCCCACCTGATTCAACAATACGAGTTCAAAGTGGTGAGATTATAGAAGTACCATTAGAAATAACACCATCAGAAGATATTAATATTGCAGGGTTTGAATTTGAAGTTGAGTTCAATACAGGTGAGTTAGAATTTATTGATATGAAAACTGGTAACTTACCAGGACCGTGGATGACATATGTAAATGTAGGTGAAGTTAATCAAGAGGGATGGCAACGAGTAAGATTTGGTGGTATGGATTATTCACCAGGTAATGCACCACAAGATTATTATGTTACTGAACAAATGAATGCACTAAAGTTAATGTTTAGAGCAGATTTCCCTGAATCAGAATGGACAGAAGCTCCTATTAGATTCGTAGGTAAATATGCAGCAGGTAATCCAAATGGTGATGATTTAAATATGAAAAGAGAAAGTGGTAAAGTAATGGTATGGAATAAGTATTGGGCATTCGGTGGTGGAGAACCATCAGGTGATGAAATAACTTATAACTATCCAAATCCATTTAAAGAGAATACAAAATTTCAATTCTACTTAGACCAAGAAGAAAATGTTAAAATTTACATATTAAATTCTAATGGACAATACATTGGAACATTATTAAATGAAGTTGTTAGTTCAGGTTTACATACATTTGATTTCACTAACCAACCAAGTGTTTGGTTACCTGAAGTGAGTGTGTATGAGAATCACCAAACTTTAGAACCAGGTGTTTATATATTTGTTCTTGAAACAGATAATAAAATTAAAGCAAATAAATTTACGGTGGTTAAATAATGGAAACGATAAAGTTTTTTGGATTACTATTTTTAATATTACCTTTAGGGTTTTATACTTTAAAGGGTATCGTTTGGTTATCTGAAAAATTGGAGAAGAGAAAATGAAAAATATATTAATAGGATTATTAATGATGGGAAGTTTGTTTGGACAAATAAATAATGTCCTTACAATTTCACCTACTGCAAGTGAAACCACTTTAGGTAATCAATCACTTGAGTTTAGAAATCCTGCAAGAAATTCTTTAGATACATTAGATTCTAAAGTAAACTTGAGTTTAACAAATGTTAAATGGTTAGGAAACATTGTTGATGATATGGGTTTTAATTATTTAGAAGCCTCAAATAAAAAGTTTGATTATTCAATGTTGTATTTTAACTATGGTGAACAACAATATGCTGATGAAACAGGATTTGTTCAAGGTAAGTTTACACCAAGTACTTTACTTGTTGGTACAAGTTGGGGAACTAAATTACCATTTGGACACATAGGTGTTACAGGTAAAATAGTTAATCATACTTTACATACAGAAAAGATAAATGGTGTATTAACTGATTTAGGATATTATTTAAATACAAAACACTTTGAGTTTGATGTAATGATTTCAAACTTGGGATTATACTTTACAGAAGAAGTAGATGCTCCAACGGCATTAAATCTTGGATTAAGTAAATCTTTTCAACAAGGAGTTGATATTTATAGTCAGATAAACTTGTACGATGGTTATAATACTTTTGGACAAGGTCTATCATATAATATCAAAGGATTAATGAATGTAAATGCTGGATATTATAGTGATTCAACACACGAATTAACTTATTCATCAGTTGGATTTGATATAAATTATGATAGATATAAATTTGGATTTGGTTATCTTTTCGGAGATGAAACACATCCATTAGGAAATACATTATTATTAACATTAAACTTGGAGATATAAAATGGCAAAAGATATAGAACAGGCTATTGAAGATGTTAAAGGGAAAAAATTCGGAGTATCAATTAACAATATTATCGCTATTGTTACTTTTCTTTCTACCGCAATTGCTGGTTGGTATAGTTTTACTGGCCGTATTGATTCGTTGGAAGAAGTAGTACAAGGATTTGCGGAAGCAAGTGATATTGAAATTGTAACGAATAACTTTAACAATATTGATGAAGAATTAAAATATCTACGAGAAAAAGTAGATGGTTTAAAAACACCAAAAGTAAAATCTTACGATGGGGATATAATTAAACTACAGAATGAGATTGATAAATTAAAAGGTGAAATCTCAAGATTAGAGAAATTATTAAAAGACCCATTATCAGATTTTAAATAAACCGAAAGGGTAAACAATGAGTAAATTTATTAAACTACTAATTGCAGTAGTTTTGTTTAGTGTGGGTACACAATTATTTGCACAAGACAAAGAAGTTGTAAAAGAAATTGTAGAACATAAATTGGAACAACATCAATTGATGAAGTACAAAGAATGGGAAGCAATGCACAAAAGATTTCATATGAAAGAGAAACGAAAAATCCAAATGGATATGAGATACAAACATATGAAACAAAGAAAACAAAAGAGAATAGTTACTCTTTTTGTTGTAGGTGGATTATCATACTACATTGGTTATGAAATGGGTAAAGATAAACACAATGGTAAACCTGGTGGAAAGAAACCACCTATGATTTGGAGAGATAAATGAAAAAACTATTACTATTATCGTTAATGTTTTTTATGGGATGTGCTGCATCAGTATCAACAGAACAATATGTTGGTGAATATGAGAAACAAAAATCATTAGATGAAATCGAAATCACTAAAGTGGATAATCTAAAAATTTTAGATGTAAAATTCAATAAAGAGATTGAAGATAGATATCCAGAACTTGCAGATAAACGAGTTGCTTTTGGTTTAAACCAAGAACTTGCAAATGTAATTTCTTTTATCGGTAGATTTAATCTTGTGGAAGCAGACAGAGATATACAATTATCAATGTTAAACGACCTAAAAGCAAACGATGCAAAAATAGAGAAAACCAAATACACTGCGTATGTAACAATATACGATTTTGCTGTGAATCTTAAAGAGGATATCAAGGCTGGTAAAGTTGAAACAATCAACGAAACCATCGTAGGAATTCAAGTTAAGGTAATCAACAATGAAAATACTCAGTATGTAGTTGGAAGTGGACAAGGAAGAGCTTCAACAATCGGACAAGGATTTTTAAAGAATCCTAATATGGATTGGAATCAAAGTTCTTTAAGTTCAGCATCTAACAAAGCTATGGAAACTGCGGTTGTAAATGTAATTAAAGCAATTGACCGTAGGGGTTGGTAAGATGAATGTGGCAGAGATTATTATTAATAATACTTTTATGGGGTAGTGTCTCTGCCCAAGGCTTCCTTTATAGTTATATAGACCCTTGTAATCAAACCATTGTTCGAGATAATTATTCACTCGAAACTCAAGATGGTGGATTCTATGTTACATATTATAACAAATCTAAATTTTTCACTTTTGAACAATTATTAAACGGAGAGTTGGAAGCTTGGACAGAAAAAGTATTCCGAGATTTTGAAGATTTATTCCCTTGTGCAGTTAGGGTGGCAGAAGAAATACTTTCATCAGTATTGGCAAGTAACGCCACAGAACAATTCACAAAACAAGATGTAAGTAATGATGTATCTCAAGTTAATTATGGAATTAAAGCATCACCAACCGTAGATAGTACTTGGGTAACTTCGTTTAATAGTATTTACACAAGAGAAAGTTTTGATGGTAAATCAAGATATGATGGTAATTTTAATTTTACGAGTGATTTCAGTAGATTTAGTACATCGTATGGACAGGGAATAAACTTCCTTGCCAAAAAACAAAATAGAGTGATAAGTGCATCAGGTGTTTTATTCAAAACATTTGAAGGTCAAGATTGGTTGGTATCAACATCATATGCAAAATCACTTGTAAAGAAAAGAGGAGAAGTTATTGTTTTAACTGGAGCTTATGGAAATGTTAGTGAAAACCAATTTGGTAACCTATCAGTATTGTATGGTATGAGAATGCCAGTAGACTTACCATTTGGAAAGGTAACATTTACGAACTATATATCTTATACATTATTTAGATATTATAGTGGATTAAATTCAGGTAAACAATATTTATTATTGAAGAGTCCTATAATATTGATGCCTACGATTTCTTTTGACTTTCAATTGAGTCAAGCATTTAAGATAAACTTGGGGTTCAGTATGGGATATAACACAGTTGTGAACGATTATGGGGAAAGAACTAAAACCTATTCCATAATGTTTGGAACTTACTTTTAGGAGAAGAAAATGAGATTAGCAATAAAATTTGTTTTAGGATTTTTGATGGGTACGATTATTACTGCACAATCTTTACCACAACCATCAGTTGTTGGAAAAGATGTAGAATTTCCTACAATAAAAATATCAGAGTTTGTTAAGGTGGATGAATCGATTGGTATTGTGGATAATAGAGTAACTTTAGGTGTGAAACAATTACTTGAAGAAGAATTCCAAAATACAAGATATAGATTAACAGATGATGATAATGCTGATTATACTGCAAATGTAGAGATTCTATATATTGGTAAACCAAATACTGCATTTAGTATTGCTGGTTTATTCAATCGTAGAAATCAAGAAACAGAAGTTAGATTGTTAGTAAACTTGGTACAAAACAAAGAGGGTACACAAAGAAGTTATCGTGGTATTGGTGAAACAACCACACAAGTATCTGCTGCAGGTTTACAAATTCAAGAAGATGTAGAATTTGGTAGAAGTGAATTAGGTTCATCTTTGAGAAAAGCAATAGTTGATGCATTACAAAATGTTGAGTAATGTTTTTTTGAAATATTATAAGTAAGGAGTTACACAATGAATAGAGAATTTTTAATTGGTGCAATTCTAAATATAGTTTTTGTTTTAGTAGTAGTGGGAACACGATATTATTATGCAAAACAAGAAATGGATTTTCTTATCGAGGATTCAGCAAGACAAGATGTTTTGATTGAAGAATTAAGAGATTCTGTAGATGTATTAAAAGTACAGAATGATGAGATACTTACTGATTTACATGACCACAACAAAACTCGTGGATATGAGAATCAAAAATTAAAAGAACAAATGAGTGAGTTCCAAGTAGAATTAGATACTATAAAAGAACGACTTTCTAAAAAAGTATCTATTTATGATAGAGGAACAACCACAAGTGGAACAGGTATAATTCCATTTGAAAAAGAATTTGGTAGACAAGATGATTACCTACGAATCTTTGGTAGAAGTGGTGTTGCTATTGAGAACGATAGCATTGTAGATTACGAAACCAATTTAGGATTCGATGGTAGTTTAGAACAAGGTGAACCTTTTATAGAAGAAGGTGAAGTTAAAGGTGAATGGTATGCAATCGTACCTGAAAGACAATTTGATGGTTTACGATTAGGTAGTAGAAGAAGTAAACCATTCAGTATTAAACCACCACGAAACCAAATTAGTGTTGGACCGTTTTTTGGAATCACATATGACCAAACTACAGGTTTAACTGAACCCGTTGTAGGATTTGGAATTACTTATAACGCGTTCAAAATATGGGATTGGAGATAATGGAATATATAATATTAGGATTTTGTACATTAATGGTAGTGGCATTTGTACAAGTTCAAATGTGGAAAGATAAAGATGCCAAATAGAGAAGCAAAAAGTAGAAAACAAAAAAGACAGGCCTTAAATAAAAAGTGGGCTCGTGAGGGAAGAACTGCAAACCAACATAAAAAGTGGAAAGCAAAGAATCCTGATGCACAACAACAAAATCGTTGGGGAAGATAATGATTAAATTAAAAGATTTATTAGTAGAGAATCCAGTTAGTACGGTAAATCCACCAAGAAATCTTGGTAAGGAAACAGAATACGGACACTTAAATTTTGGATTTCATTTAAAACCAGTAGCAAAGGCAGTTGATGATATTTATAAATTGTGTCGAAAAATAGATATCGTTTCAACAGATTTTGATGATAGAGATTTATTAAAACCATTTCATCATTTAGGTTCTTGGGAAGATGAAAAGATTAAAGAACCAATCTTAACTTCTGTTAAGAAATTAGATAAGGCACTAAAAAGTCCTGAAAAAAACTTTGCAGAACCAAAAAGAGTAATTCGTGCGTTACCAGGTGGAAAATCATTTTTAAAACAATTTATGAGTAAATTTAAAACTTTATCTTCTTACATAAAAAACTTTGATAAATTCAAAGACCAAAAAATATCAAAAGTAATTCCAAACACCAAAGGAACAGAAGTTGCTAATAAAAAAGTAGGTGATTATGTTCAATTCACCACTCTTGATTATTTAGATGATATCACTAAATTAGTAACTGGTCAAAGTGGATTTGAAATGAATAGAATGAGTGATATTGTTAGTGATTTAGCATATAAAACAAAAGGTAATAGAGCTAAAGTTCAAATAACTGCTAAAACACCAAAATGATTAAGTTAAAAGAATTACTAACACTTCGTGGAATGGTTTACTCTGAAGAGATAAAACCAAAACACAAAAAGAAGATTGAAATGAAAACTTCTCTATGGGATGAGAATATAGTTATACCAAAAATAACACCACCTGAAAATGACTCATCTAAAACACTAAAGGAAGTAAAGTATTTATCAAAGATAAAACCAAATAATGAGTTTGCAGAATCTGGTGATGATGTAAAAGAAAACTTTATGCCACTAATTGAAAAAAATGGTTTAAATGTTACTAAAGAATTTTTATCTAAAATAATTAAAGAAAGTTCTAAATTTATTATGGAACTTAAATATCATTATAATCGTCCAAGACCATATCAGATTGCAGAGTTTTATGATATTGATTTAAATGGTACTACATTAAATAGTATGAAAACACCATCGTTCCCAAGTGGACATGCAGTTCAAGGTTATTTAATTGGTGAGTATTTATCATTTAAAGACCCAAGAATGGCACACGAATATAAACAAGCAGGAGAAGATATAGCTCAATCAAGAATTGTTGCAAAAGCACATTATCCGAGTGATAAAGAATATGGTAAAATTGTTGCAAGAGCGTTATTTAGAGGTATGAAAAGATGACATCTCTAAAAGAGATTTTTTTATTACAAGAAAGAACTGATTTATTATTTGTAGCATCTGAATTAGTAAAACACTATAATTTAAAATCTAAAGTGAAGTTTGGTACATTTGGTAAAGATAAAGGTGGTTACAATTGGGATACTGATACAATAATGTTAAATAAGTATTACCCAAAAGTTTCTGAGTTTATTATTACCGTATTACATGAGATTCATCATGCTATTCAAATTGATAAATATGGTAGAAAAAAGTTTATGAAAAAATATAATCAGGCATCTAATATGGCTCAATTAGATGGTAAAGATAGATATTTTGCAAATAAATGGGAAAGAAAAGCAGAAAATTGGGCAAAACAAGAATATAGAAGAAAATGGAAAAATAATTTTTAATTTGAGAATTTTAGGTTATATTTATATATAGTTATGAAAACCCGTTCTGCTAAAAATAAAGGTAAACGCCTTCAAAATTCAGTTAGAGACATACTTCTCGAAACATTCAAAGAACACTTGGAAGAAGATGATGTTAAATCTACTACTATGGGAGAAAGTGGTGAGGATATTCAATTATCACCAGCAGCTCGTAAACTCATTCCTTACGCATTCGAGTGTAAGAATCAAGAAAAGTTAAATATATGGAGTTCATTAGAACAAGCAGAACAAAATGCAGAAAAAGGTAAACCTGTATTGGTATTTAAAAGAAACAGAAGTAAAACTTATGCTGTTTTAGAATTAAAAGATTTTATAGAACTTATTAAATGATAGATAAACAGGCAGAAGAATTTATAAGGGCAGTCAAATCCATTGATATATTAAAGAAAAGAATGGAAGAACATAAAGATATGCCAGTTCCAGATGTAAAAGATTTATGGAAGTATAGAAGATTTCGTAAAATAAAATTAAACAAAAACGAGTTTTAATTGAGTCAATTAGTTATAAACATATTAGATAAAGCATTAAAATCAAAAGGACAAACACTCAAAAAAACAAATGAGTATATGTATTGGAGTCCTTTTATATCACATCATAAACCAAAACTACAAGTAAATGTACAGACAGGTAAATGGCATTGTTGGGTAAGTAATCAAGGTGGACACAATTTATTTCAGTTGTTAAAACAAGTGGGAGCTCCAAGAGAATTATATAAAGAGTTGAGTGAATCATTAGGTACTACTTATTACTCATCAAAGAAAACGGATAAGAAAGAAGTAGTGTTGAATCTTCCGAAGGAAGCTAAACCATTATGGAATGGTGGTGATTCATTACAAAAACAACATGCGGTAAACTTTTGTTACAATAGAGGATTAAACTTATCAGATATTATACGATATAATCTACATTATTGTACAGAGGGAATATACAATAATAGAATCATTATACCAAGTTATGATGAAGATGGAGTGTTGAATTACTTTGTAGGTAGGGATTTCTATAAAGGTGGTATGAAGTATAAGAACCCACCTATACCAAAAGATATTATCGGATTTGATTTATATGTGAATTGGGATGAACCGATTATTCTTTGTGAGGGTGTGTTTGATGCAATGGCTATAAAAAACAATAGTATTCCCTTGTTTGGCAAAACTATATTACCTAAACTTTATAAAAAGATTATTGAGAAAAAGGTATCCGATATCACCATATGTTTGGATGATGATGCCTTCGATGATTCTTTGAAGATAACATCCAAGTTTATGGATAACGGAATTCGTGTAAACTTTGTTAAACTTCAAGGAAAAGACCCAAGTGATTTGGGATATAAAAACATGATAACACATTTAAACACTTCAACCGAAGTAAACTTTAAAGAACTAATGAGAATGAAAATATATGGTAACAAGTAAAATAAAAGTTCCTTTTAGGAAACTTAAACACATACATCACATAAGTGATATACAAATCAGAAACTTAAAACGACACAAAGAATACCAACAAGTATTCGAGGGATTGTATGAGGAGGTTAGGAAGAATCCTAAAAATGCTATCTCATACATTGGTGGTGATATTGCACATAGTAAAACAGAAATGTCACCAGAGTTGGTGGATATGTTATCAAGATTGTTCAAAGATTTAGCAGATATATGTCCATTAGTTATTATCG